CCGCTGGTGGAACATTCACGCCAACCATACCAGACGAGAAAAAAGGAGAACAAGAAGATGGATAAAGAACAAATAAAAGAACTTGGCGAAAAAGCTAAGGAAGAACTCGGCGAACTCAAGGAAGATGTTAAAGAACGACTTGAGAGCGAAGCAGTTGCCGCAGCAAAACAAAAAGTTAAAGAGGCTGTTAAAAAAGCATCAAACAAGAATTCTTTGTTAGACAAAATGCTTGGGAAAGTTATCTCTCGTAAATTGCTTGTATTTGTTACAGCAACCATACTTCTCGCACAATACGGCCTTGACCCAGACACTTGGGGAATGATCGCCATTGTTTATATCGGCGGACAATCTGTCGTTGATACAATGAAAATGTGGCGACACGGAAGATAATGAACCTGCTCAAACTTCGTAAGTACTGGCAACTAACTTGCTCTTTTGTCAAAGCACATTGGAGAGGGTTAGTTGTGGGTGCTGCTATGTTGCTCTGCTTCTTTTACGGAAAGAAAGTTGAGAAGAAAATGAAGTTAGATAGAGCCATGGCCTTAGCCCAATGGGATAAAGACAAAAAACAAATTGAAAGATCTTATGAAGCTGAGATGGCCAAGAAAGCATTGGCCAAAGAAAAATATGATGCTGCAATGTTAAAAGCTGAAGAAGACAGAAAAAATGCCACCGATGAATTTGACAGAGTAAAAGCAGCAGAACTAAAGAAAATGATTAAGAAAGCCAAGTCTGATCCAGACGAGATTGATAGAATTCTTGAGGACAGCTTAGGGATAAAGAAAGTATGATTTTATTGTTATGGGCATCTCTTGCTTGGGGACAACCACAATTCACCCAACTAGAAGAAGGTGATGTTGCTCCATTTGCTGGTCGCTTATTGAACGACGAAGCAATCTCAAAGATTTTAGTAGACCAACAATTGGCGAGCGATGAATGTCAAATTGCGGTGGACTATGAATTAGATATTGCTATGGCCCAATGGAGCTATCAAATGTCAATTCAAGAGCTAACCCTTGAAGGAAAACTCCAAAGGTCAGAAGTCCTTGTTGAATCCCAAAAGGAACAAATAGTATATCTCCAACAACAAGTCAAACCAGCGAAGCCATTTATTTGGATCACAACGGGATTTATCGTTGGAACACTATCTTCGTTAGGAATTTATCATTCTGTTAAGGATTAGTCATGAGAATAAAAATAAAAAGAAATATCAAAGAAGGTCCCAAAGAAATAACACCATTTAAGCTTTCTAATACCCAAGACAAGATAGCCAAACAAATAGAAGAGTTCTATGCGAAGAAGAAACGGTACAGCGGTATTGAAGAGATAGGTGAGTGGAAGGGCTATGAACTTCGCAAGATAGTTGGTAAATTTGATAAAACTCACCGATGGTTCTTATATGATGATGGAGAGCCAAAACTTTTTATTAAGTTCTCCGACTATGGAGATCCACAAGGATTGCAAATAAACAACATTCGCAAGACCGAAGGTGGCTTCAATGCTAGTGATTTCTATAAGTTCCTCATGGAACAAACAGATATCAACCCAAATGGTATTCTATACAGCGATAGCCAACAGACACCTGCTGGTGCTTCAATTTGGATTCATCTTGATAAAGATCCAGATATTGAAGTTAAAGACCTCGGCAATGTTCTTCGAGCGAAATTTAAGGAGGACTAGTGTCCAAAGACCCCAACTATGTTGTAAAGATAGAGCAAGCAATTGCTAAACAATATGGCGAAGAAGCCATCCAAAATCCAAAAAAAACTTGGACCGAGGACAAAGACGAACAATACTTTGAGCAACTCAAAGAACTATACAAAAATCAAAAACAAGAAGAAGATTTTGATAAGAAAGAAGTAAATGGTGTTTTCATACCCAAAAAACTACTTAATAGTGATTCTAATCGCTCATGTCCTGTTTGTTCTGTTTATACTACTAAATCACAAGACGATCTTTATTTTACTAAATTTAGTTGTTGTTTTAAATGTTACATCCAATGGATAGAAGGCCGAGAAGAAAGATGGAAAACCGGCTGGAGACCAAACAATGAAACTAACAACAAAACTTCTTAAAGAGATGATCGCACAAGAACTTAGCACCATGAAAGAAGCTGAAGAGCTTGCCGAGGAGCAAGAAGTATCCGAGGGTATGGAAAATATTACTCCCGAGAATATAATGCTGGTTATTGATGCGTTACAACAGATGGGAGTTGAATTTGCTCCCGCACTCGCTGGAGGCGGCTTAATGGGTGTTGCCGCGAAAGCAAAAGAAATGCTTTCTGGTGAAGAAGTCATGGATGATCCACAATATTATAATGACGAAGAAGAAGTCGAAGAAGGCATAGGCAAGCTGGGAAAATATGTTAGAGATCGTATCATGGGACCTGAAACTGAAAAAGATAAGAAGGCCGCAAAAGCCCGTCAACGAATAAGAAACGACCAAAAAGCACAAGCCCCGTCTCAAAGCATGAAGCTCCAAGGGCCATTTGAAGAGGATAAAAAATAATGTCTACAACATTAGAAATTATACAGGGCCTAGCCCAAGCAGCATCAAGAGCATATGATGGCGCTCATGTCGCTGATTACAACGACGATGGCCGCGCAAGGTCTGCTGGTCTCAAAAGAGAAGAAGGCAATCCAATTATTGATAGCCGTGTTATTGATGGCTTCAAGGTTCGCTTTTCTGGTCCAACGATGATCCTCTCATATCAGTCTGAGATCAAACTTAAAGAAGTTTATGCTGGTGGCTTTGAAGACGACATCGACAGACAACTTAACGAAATCAAAAAGTTTCTCCAGAAAGAATACAAAGTAATAACAGGTAACCCAATCACCTTGACTAAAGACGGAGAGAGCAATATTCTTGTTCAATCTTCATCTCGTGTACACTCTTGGGTCCAAGCGACTCAAGTTTATAAGATAGGTAAGCTTGACGCTGACGGTATCCTTCAGCCATCAGAACCAAGTGTCCGTGAGATCACAAAGAAATTTTTAGAATTAGCTTCTAAGAAGAGACCGAGCAACGATACAAGGAAATAATGGGTCTTGAATTATCAAAGAAGGAAATCGTTAAGGAGATTGTAAAGTCTGGTAAAGACCCGGTTTACTTTATAAATAACTATTGCCGTATTTCCCACCCCCTTCGTGGTTTGATAAAATTTGATACTTTCCCTTATCAAGATGATCTTCTAGAAGATTTTAACGATTTCCGTTTTTCGGTTATCCTCAAAGCCCGACAGCTAGGCATCTCAACGATTACTGCCGCCTACATTGTCTGGCTTATTTTATTTCATCGCGATAAGAATGTGATGGTTCTTGCAACTAAATTTGCCACCGCTGCAAATTTGGTAAAGAAAGTAAAAGCAATGATGAAGAACCTTCCCGACTGGATTCGTATTACAGATATCTCTATAGACAACAGAACTTCCTTTGAGTTATCCAATGGATCACAAATTAAAGCCTCGTCAACTTCTGGCGATGCTGGTCGTTCGGAAGCCCTCTCACTCCTCGTAATTGACGAGGCTGCTTTTGTTGACGGCCTTGACGAACTCTGGACTGCTCTCTATCCTACTCTATCAACTGGTGGTCGCTGTATCGCTTTGAGCACACCTAATGGTGTTGGTAATTGGTTTCATAAAACTTATGTTGATGCTGTTGATAACCAGAATGATTTCAAAGCTGTTAATCTCCCATGGGATGTCCATCCCGAACGAGATCTTGCTTGGTTTAAGAATGAAACTAAAAACATGTCTAAACGACAAATCGCACAAGAGCTTGAATGTAATTTCAACTCATCCGGCGAAACTGTTTTACAGGCCGAGGATATGGAATGGACACTTTCTTGTGTTAGTGAGCCTGTATATAAAACCGGATTTGATAGAAACTTTTGGATTTGGGAGAAGTATCAAGATGATTCTAAATATTTGTTGGTGGCTGATGTTGCTCGCGGTGATGGCGCAGATTATTCGGTTTTTCATGTCATCAAACTCGCAACGATGGAAATAGTCGCAGAGTATCAGGGTAAACCAACTTTGGATCATTATTCAGAAATTTTATTTAGTGCTGGTAAGGAATATGGAAATTGCCTCTTAGTTGTTGAGAATAATGGAATTGGCATCTCGGTTTTAGAAAAGCTTATAAATAAAGAGTATCCAAACCTTTACTATTCAATCAAAGGCTCACACGAGTATGTGGAGCAGCACAAGGCTGATTATGTGTCCAATTCAGTTCCCGGCTTTACTAATTCTTCAAAGACAAGACCACTTATTGTGGCTAAAATGGAAGAGTATATAAGGAACAGACTAATTACTATTAGATCTTCGCGACTTTTTCATGAATTTAAGACTTTTATTTGGCACAACGGGAGACCACAGGCAATGCGCTCATACCATGACGACTTGGTTATGTCCCTGTCTATTGCCTGCTGGGTACGAGATACAGCAATAGAAGTAGATCAGAGAGATGTTGCCTATAAAAAGGCAATGATGGATGGTATGTTTCTTAACAGTACCAAATTGAATACAACTATCAAAGGCCAGAATGGTTACTCTCAATCGTTTAATGAACAGTATAGCGAAGAAATGCAACAAGTAAAAGATTTTCTTTGGATTTATAAGGGATAGATAATGGCTCCACGCAAAAGAATAAATAAAGGTAAGAACCCAAACAACGAGGAAAACGAATTATTTAAATCGTTAACTCGTTTATTTTCTGGTCCACTGACAACCAGACGAACTCAAACAGGCCGACAACTTCGTAGAAGACATTTAGACATGTATGCGAAGGATTTTCGTTCTGCATCCGGAAAACAATTCAAAAAAATTGAAAGTTATTCTCCAATGTCTCAACTTAACTCTGCTATGTTTGCTAATCGCAATCGAGCGGAGCGTTATGTAGATTTTGATGAGATGGAGTACACACCAGAGATTGCCTCATCATTAGACATTTATGCTGATGAAATGACAACTCATTCTGCTCTCCAGCCCATGCTTAATATTAAATGTTCAAACGAAGAAATTTCTTATCTTCTTCAAAACCTTTATCACAAAGTTCTTAATATTGACTACAACCTTTTCGGCTGGTGTCGAACAATGTGTAAATATGGAGATTTATTTCTTTATTGTGATATCGATGAAAAAATGGGAATCCAAAATGTTATTGGACTTCCAGCACAGGAAGTTGAAAGACTAGAAGGCGAGGATGAACAAAATCCAAACTATGTCCAGTTCCAATGGAACTCAGGCGGAATGACTTTTGAGAATTGGCAAGTCGCTCATTTCCGCATTCTTGGAAATGATAAATTTGCTCCATACGGAACTTCTGTTCTTGAACCAGCCCGTCGTATTTGGCGACAGCTTACGATGCTTGAAGACGCTATGATGGCTTATCGTATTGTCCGAGCACCCGAAAGAAGACTTTTCAAGATTGATGTTGGTAACATCGCACCTGAAGATGTAGAACAATACATGCAGAAGGTTATGACCCAAATGAAGAGACACCAAGTTGTTGATCCAACAACAGGCCGTGTCGATCTTCGATACAACCCTCTTTCAGTTGAGGAAGATTATTTTATTCCTGTCCGTGGTGGAACAGCCTCAGACATTTCGAATCTTCCCGGATCTTCATATAATGGCGGCATTGATGATGTGAAGTACCTCAGAGACAAATTATTCTCCGCACTAAAAATTCCCCAATCATACCTCTCTATGGGTGACGGAGCAACAGAGGATAAGACAACTCTCGCACAGAAAGACATTCGCTTCGCAAGAACAATTCAAAGACTTCAGCGAGTTATAATTTCAGAGATGGAAAAGATTGGAATTATTCACTTATTCACTCTCGGGTTCCGTGGAGACGATTTACTTTCGTTCAAGCTGTCTCTCAATAATCCTTCTAAGATTGCAGAACTCCAAGAACTCGAACACTGGAAACAAAAGTTTGATGTCGCTGCTGCGGCTACAGAAGGCTTCTTCTCAAAGCGATGGATTGCCGAACACATGTTTGGTATGTCGGCTGACGAGTTTATTCGAAACCAACGAGAAATGTTCCATGATAGAAAGTTTGGAGCAGCGCTTGAGGCCGCAGGTGAAACAGAAGAAGCCGACGCCGGAGGAGGCGGTGGTCTTGGTGACCTTGGAGATCTAGGCGGGGATGCTGGCGGAGATGACTTAGGCGATCTAGATCTTGGAGCCGAAGATGCCGGTGATGAAACTGCTGGGGATGATGAAGAACCAATCATTCTCGCTGAACCACCCGCAAAACGAGATGATGATGCTAAACCTAGAGGGCCATATAAGAGGCACCAATCCTCATATGATAAAGGCGGCAGAACAAAGAATTATAAAAATCTTGCAACAGGCGGAGAAATTCGCGGCTCAACAGCAAGAACCACACATCCGGGCTATCGTGGACCCGGCAGTTTATACACCCTCGCAAAGGGAATGGTTGAAGAAAGCCAAGAAAACGAGAATTTAGAAGAACAAAAACTATTTACCATTAGCAATGATGTAAAAACATTACTAGAAAGTTTAATCAGGGGCGAAAAGCATGAAACACAATAAGAAAAGAAATACCGCTTTTCTTTACGAGTGCTTGGTAAAAGAATTAACAAAAGCAATCGTAAGAAATAACACATCCACCAAAAACAAATTGGTCGAGGTCATAAAAGAAAATTTCAAAGCGGGAACAATTCTAAAAAGAGAACTTGATATTTACAAGTCGCTATTAGAAGGAACAGGCGAGAAAGAGTATTCGCGATCACTTAGAGTAATCTACGAGATAAAGAAAGACTTTGACGGTCTTGGCCGCAAAGAAATCTTCAATGCTCAAACAAAGCTTATCAAGATAATGAATGAAACCTTCAACTCAGCCATTTGGTCAAACTTTCTTCCTAACTATAAGAATATTGCAACCGCAGGATTGTTCTTCAATCAAAACAAGCTTCCAGCGAAGAGGCGACTTCTTATCGAGAACAGAGTAGTCCAATTTCGTCAAGCACGACTTGTCGAGTCAAAGATGGAACATGTTGATAATCTCACATATAAGACCTTCGTAAATAAGTTTAACGAAACTTATGGCGAAAGCTTGAGACAAGAACAAAGAGATCTTCTCACAAACTTTATAGTTTCTTTTTCAGACAACGGTGTTAGCCTCAAGTCATATATCAACGAAGAGATACATCGCCTTAGAAATTCTCTCCAAAACTTGAACGAAAGCTTACATAGCCAAAATGCCTCAAAAGTTGTGGATAAACTCAATAGTTTTGGGGAAAGGCGCATAGACGAACAAATGCTTAGGGATCTTTTTTACATCCAAGATTTAGTGCATGAGGTAACAAAAAATGAGCATTAATGTTAAGTTTGGAAGTGATCCTCAACCGGTTATGCAAGATACCTCAATTGGGGTAAAAATTGATCGCTCTCCAAGTATTGGGGTGTCCATTAATAATCCCCTTCTTCACGAGATCAAATTTAAATTAAATATTCGTGAAGCCCACAACGGCGACCTAATGATTTTTGATCACCCCGACATTGATATCATTGTCATGGTTGAGAAGAAGAAGGTTGTTACCTTCGCAAAAGATTTAGCAACCGACATCGTTTATGGAACATCGTCTCGCCTTATGGAAAGATTGAGAACCAAGGGCGTCATCGCCTATGAAACAATCCAAGGTGGAAATGTTTATGGATCTCTTGAAGGACAACTTCTTGAGATGAAGAATCCTGAAAAAGAAGATATGTTAATGCCTCTCGTCCTCAACCAGATTTCTGAGTGGATTGAAAGTGAACGACCATACTTCGAAACCGTTGAGGATTACGAACAAATGTATGATGATGAGCTTACCAAACCAGATCAAGATGAATCAACTGAGCTTGGCGAAGTTCCTCAAGCAGCAGAGAAAGGCGGCATCCGTCCCTATGTATTCGGTGCTTATCCTTACGGGGGCTATTACTACTAATGAATATAAACTTTTTAGAATTTGATGCTGGTTGGCTTTGGTTTATTCTCGCAGCATATGGTCTAACTCAAATTTTAGTTTATGGCTCAGTCTTTAACCAAATCCGTCCAGCAAAAGATGCTTGGAGAGGATGGGGAAAAGTTTGGCACTGTCCAATGTGTATGGGATTTTGGGTTGGTGCCCTTTTATTCACCTTAAACGGCTTTACCGAACTATTTACATTTGATTATACATTCGCAAACTTTTTAATCTGCGGGTGGATGGCATCAGGAACATCATATTTTTTAAGTATGCTTGTGAATGATGACGGAATAAAGATTAGCACAAAGGAGCAATCATGAATAATTTTTGGACAAAGAAATTTGCACTTCAGCCAGTTCGTCGCTGTTGCAGCGGTTCCTAAC